AAGAAAGAGAAGAATGCCTCTCGAGTTGTGTTGCCATACCCCGGAGTTCTAGATGTGGAAGTCAGCTACAAGGACCCAAGGGTGATCGCCGGGATGGCCAGTGAGGCTGTCAACGCACTCATCGGACCAGCAATATACAGCGTGGCAAAGGCCAGGGCTGCGAGCTGGAACGGAGAGGGCAGCAACTCACTGTTCCTCCTGTCAGGAGTAGACGCAAGTCAAGTGTCAAACTGGTACTCTAAGGCTGTAGGGTCGGGCGCAAGCAACGACAGCAGTTTTAAGGTGGCAGTTCTCGGCGACGACGTGCTAATGATCTTAAGACTCCCCGGGGCAGAGCCCTTGACAGTGTCACTGGACATATCAAGGTGCGACCGCCACGTGACCAAGGAGGCAGACATGGCACTTTCTGAAGAGTACGCGGCTTTAACTGAAAAGCATCCAGATCCCCAAGCTCCGAAGCTTATTGCGGAAGCAATAGCCCATTCGGTGGTGTCGAAAGGCATTAGTGTCAAGCACCACATAGAATGTGAAAAGGAGAGCGGGAGAAACTCCGGTGACCAGTACACTAGCGACGGAAACTCATTCGTGGTCGGCAGAACCGCTGCCGCGGCCGCAAAGGCCTGCATAGGAATGGGAGACCTCTTCGACTTGTACTCGGGGAACCGCGAGAGGGTGTTAGATCAGATAGAGAGCAAGGTTAGGGAAATATTCGAGAGAGTCGGATTTTCCAAAGTGACCCTCGACACCGGAGATAAGAACAACGGTGAGGTATTGAGCAGAGTGTTCATACCTGTAGGAAACAAGTTCTATTTTGTGCCTATTCCCGGACGACACCTGGTTCGTCTGGGGCTTTCTGTGAGCAAGAGATTGTCAGATTCTCAGCTCCGCGGAGTGGTAAAGCAATTTAAGCCTTACTTCAATGTGCCTTTCTTGGGCGCGTACTTAAAGAAGATGGACCAAATCCTCGGGGATGGTCCAGTGAGTTTCGAAAAGTACGAGTATGTGTCAAATGACGAGGAGTTCCCGATCCCCGATGACACTACATGGAAGTGGTTTAGTGACAGATACGGATTAGAGCCTGTTGACCAAGACACTTGGGAGCAGCAGCTAAGAGAAGTCACAAGTTTACCATACGCCGTGGAGAGTTCAATTGCTGACGCTCTCTGCAGCAGGGACTATCTATAGGGACCAGGTCGGGGAAAATATGGGACGTAAGAAAGGAAATTCGAAGTCCAGGCAAGCAGGCATGGCGATGCCGGTGCAGGGGAGACCCTTACCGAAACAGGGTGCACAGTACTATCCAGAACGTGACGCTCATCGCTACTTTGATCACATGACCAAGAAAATGGGAATGTCGGATCATGCTGGCCGGGGTTTCTGCAACCAAATCTTCAAACCTGGCGAGGTACACTCTAGGGTGTATTTGCCGTCGTCTCTCCAACACGTGGCGCAACACGCTTCCACGACAAACGCCAACACCAAAACAGCATTGCTGAGCGGTGGGGTAGTAATGTCAGCGAAGAAGCGCGTCACCGTGGTTGCATCTAGTGCAGCTGGTAATTGGGGGGTTCTTCTAATTAACTGCGATCGCGTCGGTTTCAACGACTCAGCGGAAACGCTGGTGTCAGGGACCGGAAACGCGTGGGTAGGAGGAGGACTTCCAACAACAGCCGCAGCTGGGTTGACCACGATGGCAACTGCCTCGCAGTTGCCATGGCCCGAGCAGTCTGAAGAGGACGCAGTGAAAGCTGTCGTTCTCGGACAGTCTGTTAGGGTGTTGTTGAATTCGGCACAGGCAAATGCCCGCAAGGGCACCATGTTCGCTGGGTGGCTGCCGCACAATGCTGGGCAGACCAATGCAACGTTGCAGACCATACCCGGGCAACAAGAGTATGATCTGGCACTGCTGACGCCGGAAGCCCAAGTAGAAATACTTAGGCCACCGGTGGCAATGGCCGTGAACAATGAGGTATCGGGAGATTCGATCGACTACGCAAGTAGTGGGTCGGGATTTCTCTACCTTTTGTTCTCTGGTGCTAACAGTGGTGATGGGATCACGGTCGAGATATCGACCACTGTGTACTACTTTGGAAGTAGGATCACACCGCAAGTCACTCCGATCTTCTCCACAGCAGGATATGATTGCGTCCTCTCATGCTGGATCGCGGTTATGGGGCCATTGGCTTCATACTACGTTTCGCGCAAGGGAGGTATCATGTCTCGTCTGTTGAAGGAGGCGGAGGTCCACGGGGCTCATCACACCCCATCTGGCTTGCTCCACACTTTGTGGAGCGGTGTAAAGTCATTTGGGAAGTGGAGTCTCAGTGAGCTGAGCCAGGC